TCTGTTTGCCATTATTTTTTCCCCTTCATTGCCATTGCCATCATAGATGGTTTTTTCTTCTTATCTTTTTTCTTACCGGCTTTTAACATTGCAAAATCTTTACCAGTAATTTTACCATCGCCATCAGCATCAAGTTTTACTTGACCACCAGATAAAAAACCTTTTCTAGTTTGTGTGTTATATCTTCTATTGCTCATTTTATTTCCTCTTAATTAAATCAGTTGCTTTTAATCCGTATACAGATGCTATGACACCAACAAAAATTGTTTGGTACCAAAATGGTAGCTGTGAAAAGTATTCAAAAAATAATTTCATCTTTTCCATAGCTGCCGGATCATCTGAAAATACTGCCCACGATAATAATGCAATGGGAGCTGAAAGCAATAATAAAATGAATTCGTCTTTCCAGTCCGATTGTCTTGCTTCTAATAATTTACCTTGATATTCTGCTTCGCCTCTTGCCATTTTTTCAGCATGCAACATTTGTGCATCCGCCATAAGCATTTTTGTCTTTTGACGGTTCTTAAAAATGTGAGAGCCAGCTTGAACGGCTAATTTAATAGCACCAAACCACATATTAGTACGCTTTTGATTTTCTTTTTTTCTCTGCTAATACTGCACCTTGACCTTGAACTTCTTCTTCAGGTCCACCAGTGCCAATATAGTTATAAGCTCCATCAGCAGTTGTTTTTGATCTTGGATCAATCTCAATTTCCTGATCTGCAACTTTAACTTCTTTTATATTATCTAGTTTTTCCATTTTATCTCCTTGGTTTTGATTTACCAGCCTCCGATAAAGCAATTGCAATCGCTTGTTTACGATTTTTTACTTTTTTCTTTGACTTCCCTATCGGTAATTCACCTTTTTTGAATTCCCGCATAACCTTTTTAACCTTTTTTTCGGATTTTGTCATTTTATTTCTCATTTATTCGTTTCCTCCTCTAAAAATTTTTACTTTTGGCATTGTTGGAGCTTGATTTTTCATCATTGAGTCAGTACTTGGAATTGTTTTCGATAAAATTGTCTTTTCAATTGATGTATCAGCTCTTAATTTTGCTAATTCTTCGTTTTGTTCTAGTTTTTCATCTTGATTTTGTTGATTCATCATTGCTTTCATCTTATCAAGATCCATTCTGTCCTTAGCTTCTTGTTCTTTTCTAGCATTTTCTTGTGCTCTAAGGTCTAATTCTCTTGATCTTAGTTTTGCAATTGGATCATTATCAAATTGTGAAGTAATTTTCTTCTCTTCATTCATAAATTCTTCCATCATCTCAGCAATCAACACAGCTTTTCTACCTTCGATTCTTTGTTGAATCATCATTGCTTGTTGTTGCATCTGTTGAGCTGCTTGTGGATTCTGTTGCATCATCATTTGCATCTGTTGTTGCATCTGTTGTAACTGCATTAACTCATCTCTCATTTCTAACTCAACTTGTTCTTGAGCCATTAATGAAATATGTTCAAAAATATTTTTCTCTAATGATGCCATTACCATTGGATTATTTCTAGCAATGTTAGTTGCCATAAAATTTAAGTGAGCAGTTATATGTGCTCTGTGATCTTGACCTGGAAATGCTTGGAAAGGTCTGCTACCTAATGCATCAATATGTTCTAATGCAGGATCTTTTGGCATAGGTTGTTGTGGCTTCATTAAAAGACCATCAATATTTTTAACACCTAATGCTTCATACATGTTTCTATATGCTTGATATAGATTATGCATTTGTGGATTTGAGGTTGCCAGTTGGAGTTCCGTTTGCGCAAGGGAAATACGCTGTGTTTGAGAAAATATGTTGGGGTCAGCAACTGGCAATATATCTACACGATCATCAAAGTCAGATTGCATTATCATTCTTTGGCCCCCAACGACATCATACGGATATTGTTGTGGTAGATATAACTTGAATACTCTAGCCATAAGTTTGAATTCATTCTTAAGAGCTGAGTAAATTCTTTTGTGAATAGCTGACATAGTTCTTGAACCACGTTCTAATAATGCAACGGTAGTTCCAACTGCTGCTTGTTGATTACCATCACCAACTTGCATATCAGCAATAGATGCAAATCTTTGACCTGCTTGAACAACCACTCCCATAAGTGCAAGAAGTGTTTGACTAGGCTCTTTAAACGGAAGCATCATAAATGAATCTCTTAAATTTCCACCAGGTGCATCTACATCTCTAAATTCTCCTGGTTGAATTGATTGTGCGTCATCTCTAATTCTAATACCTCTCATTTTAAAACCAGCTGGCAGATTAGATAGCGTTCCCGCATCTAAGAGCTGTCTTAAAGCTGCGGTCGCTGTTCTTGACAGTCCACCAATCATGTGGATTAGACCGAAACCATAAAACCCTAAACCCGGTAAAAATTTAAAGTGTACAAAGTATTGTACTTTTTTCTTTGCAGGATCTCCTGCTTCGTAGTTTCTTCTAATAGATAAAATTTCTCTTGAACCTTCTTCAAGAGTTACAATGTATGGAAGTTTAATTCCTGACGGCTCACCAGTCTGTGGATTAACATCTTCAAAACCTTCAATGTCTAAATTCACGTGACATTCTAAAATTGTATAAACATCTTCATTTGCAGTTTTAGAAACTCCTTCGAGTTCTCTTTCTTTTTTCTCAATTTCAGATTCTTTGTCACCAGGTTTTCCAATATCAATGTCTCTATAGAAACCGGCAATCTGTTGTTTTCTTAAATCATTTTCAGAAACTTTTACACGATGAATAATTGCTTCCGCATCATCTAATGAGGTAGCTGTGTACGGAACAATTAAATCATCAGCAGGTACGAACTTTGATACAGCTCGACCTTCCACTTCATCATAGTAAACTTTTTTAAAAGTTGAACCTGATAAAGGTAAGTGGAATAACATAGAATCAAATTCTGGTTCATATTCTTTCATCTGATCCATGATTTGATAATTCATAAAATCTTTTACACGAGTTGCCTGTTGAACTTTATCTGGAGATTGTATTCCAATAATTTGTGTTCTAACCGGTCCATCTGCTGGAAGTAATTCTTTATAAGCTAAAGCTTGGAATTGTGTAACTGCTTCTGCAAGAACAGGATGCGTTGCACCTGATGCACCATTAAATGGTTCTGTTCTATTATCGTATTTGAAACCTAATAAATCTAAACCTTGTGTATAAGTTTTTTCCCAATCTTTTCTTGATGAAACATATTCTTGATATTTAGAAGAAAGGTCTGATGCCATTCTACCTAAAACATCATCCGGTAAAAAATCTGCTAAGTTTGCATAATGCTCATCGCCACCTTCAGGTGTTGCAGCTTGAGGATCTAAATCAATATTTACAGAGCCATCTTCATTTTCTATGACTTCTACATCATCAGGTGACTCTTGTTGTTTTTCTACTTCTTCAACTACCTGTTCTTGAATTTCTTCTTCACCAGGTATTTCAAATTCTTTTCTTGGCTCGTTTGGTAGAGCCTTGTCTATATCTGCCATTTATTTTCTCCGTATGTTTTACTACCTTAACAGTATTATATGAAATATTCAAGCCCTGAGGCGTGGGTCCTGACTTCGGTGGCGGGCCACTCTTTTTACCTATCATTTTACTCCTTTTGCAATTTTTTTAACTTCATCAATTGGATCAATAATTTCTTCTTCAAAATCAAGATCAACATCACCATCTTTACCATAACGTCCTATTTGTTGACCTTCTCCAATAAACTCTCCTGGAACTTTATACGAAGTTTGAGCATCAGGGTCTACTTCATAACCAGGTTTTCTATATTCAACTACAGCCGGTGCACCTTTATCTGTTTCAAATCTAACTTCAATATTTTCACCATCTTCTAAAACTTTAACTCCCTTATATTCATATTCAACTCCAACTTTTGTTTCTAGAACATCATCTAATCTATTCATTATACCTTTGTTCTTAACAGCATCTACAAGATCAAAAAATATTTTCTGTGCTTCTGACTCTGCAGCTTTAGTTGCAACCACACCTTTCTTTGCACCACCTTTAAATAAATCTAATATATTAATTAATCCTGTCATTACTCCACCAGTTATACCACCAGCAATACCCATCTTTTTTAATGTTTTTCTTTTACTTGGATCTTCAGGTCCTTCTGCAAAAGATAATCTACCACCATTAGAAAAATGTATCCGGCCTCCTTGTTTCATTTTTTGTTTCATTGGAGGAACACCCTTTAATGGAAATTGAGATAAATCTATTTGTTGTTCTTCGGCAAAAGCTTCCAGTGCTTTTGGTCCTTGTGTTCTATATAAATTTTCTAAAAAAGGAGCCATACCTTGTTTGTATTCTGTTGATTCTGTTTCTGCTAAAGCAGATGGAGCAGAAACTGGAAGATCTGCAAAACGATCTCTTGGATCTTTTCCTGTAAAACCTGATCTCACATCTTCCATGTATGGTGAATAATATTGATTCATATAATCGAAATAAGGATCACCTACACCTTCAACCACAAATCTTGGGTCTTGCATTTTTTGTTTTCTTAAAAATTCACCAGTTCCTAATTGTTTTCCAATATCAGTTACAATATCTCTCATTCCAATATTTTCACTATATGGTAATTGACTTAAAGGTGTTGTCGCTTCTTTTATTAATCCTTGTCTAAATGCATTATAAGTTTTAGACATTCCCTGAGCAGTTGCTAATGCAGGAGCATATTGTTGATTCTCTGCTACAAGATTTTCTCTTTCTTTTGCAAGCTCAATAAATTTTTTTCCAAAGTTTTGTGTTAATTCAGTTATTCTTTCAGGAGAGGCTTTGCTAGTTTTAAAATTTCCTTTTTCATCAGGAGCAATACCAATGTTTTGATTTGATAGAATTAATTGATCCGTATCATTTATATTTTTCATAATACCGGCAACAGCTTCATCCGCTTTAAATCCCTGTATGATTTCATTGTATTGATTTTGATCAATATAACCTTTGTCTAAAAGTTTCTGAGCTTTTTCTACACCAGTAGTATTAAAATAAGGAATTAAACCTAGTGTCGTATTATTTAAAGCAGCATTAGGATCTCCTGCTAATAAACTTGGTAACATAAATGCAGATTCAATTACAGCATCCACAGGTGCAATTACATTTTTTAAAACACTTCCTGCTCCTCTAATTAATTTACTAACTCTAGATTTACCCTCTGGAGTTTGTAAATCTCTTTTCATATTAGTTTGAATTTCATCTATGCTACATGCATAACCAGTAGGACCATCTGCAAAACCAATACGGCCACCTTCTGCTGCTTTTTTATTACAATATAAATCAGATAATGCCTTTTTTAAATTTATTCTATCTTGGTTATATACTTTATATAAATCTTCTAATTTAACCCCAGCTACACGAGCAATATCGGATTGAAAAGGTTTAGATTTAGATGTAAAATCCATTCCTAAATCCTGTAAAACTTTTTGTCCAGCTGCTCTATAAGGTGTTGCAGTGGGCTCACTAGATATATTTTTTGCTAAATTTAATTGTTCATCAATAAAAGCTTTTTCATAATCATCACCGGATAAACCTTTAAATTTACCTTGTATATTATCAATAATCATTTTTCGTGCTGATTTATTTTTTACATTATTGTAAGCATTAAATAATGCTATATTTAATTTTGCATTTTCAATTCTAAGATCATTAAAAGGTAAATTTTTTACTCCACCTTTAGCATCATTATGTCCTATGGTTAATTTATCTCCTGTATCTTGCAATAAAGTTTTTAAGGCAATTTGTTTATTAGGATTTTTTGGATCGGGTACTAATGTTTGTCCTTTTTTAGTCATTGCATATACTTCATCAAATAAACCAGATTTATAACCCTTACTTCTTAAATTATCTTTAGTAAAAAATTGTCCTTCATATTCAAAACCAACTTTATCCGTATCAAGAGTTCTTAATACCTCTTTTCCTTCCTTAGGCGATTTACCAAAATCAAAAGGCGCTCCTTTAGTTCCATTTTTATTTAATTTATAAAATTTAACTTGTGCAGGAGTTCCTGACTTATAATTTAAAAAAGCATTTCTAATAGCAAAACTAAAAATATTACCTTCTGGTTTAGCATAACTACGACCAAAATCTCTCAAATTTTTAATGTCTAAACCCCCTCGCATATACTTAGAATACTCAAACGCTTCACTAAAATCTTTTCCTATAAATTTTGTAGATTGATATTTATCAAAGTAATCAATATCGTCTTTTATTTCTAAATAACGTGGGTATTTGTTCAAAGCATCACCAATTACTTTTGTTCCAACTTGATATCTACTTGATCCGCCTTTAGGTGAAACTATGTCTGATATCATTTGTTTTAAAAGACCATAAGTAGCCTTACTTTTTGCAATATTTTTAGGTCTATATATTTTTAAATCTTCATCAATTATTTTATCAAAAGCTTTAGTTACTTTTGTTTCAATAGAATCCATGTTATCCATTATGTTTAATAATTGATCATTAATACCTTCATTTCTATTTAGTTTATGACCGGGTGTAAGTTTTGCTTCACCTAATTTTTTATATATAGCTTCTTTGTCATAAAGATATGAATCTGATGAGTTGTGTTTATTTACTAATTCTGTAACAAAATCAATTTTTGCTTTATTATTTTTTTGTGTAAATTTTAAATCAAATTCACTTGTTGGATCAAAATTTTTAACATTTTTTCTAATTCTGGCTCTTAAAGTATTTGCAGTTTTTTCACCAAACCTTTCTGTTAAATATGGTCTCCAGGCTTTTGGATTTTTTTCTTCTAAAGTATCTCTCCATTGTGAAATAATTTTATCATCTGAAACTTTTAATACTACAGGATTACCAAATCCAGTTCTTGATCCAAGATCTTCACCTTGAATGTTCCCGCCGCCAATTGTGTTTTGTGGTTTAGATGTGAATAATCTATTAGGCTTTTTCAGATAAGCCATCATCTGCTCGTATTGGCCTATTTTCATTCCCGACATTTAAAACCCCATCAAGTAATTTAGACCGCCTGAAGCATTTAAGTTTCTTTTGTTTAACGCTCTTCTTCTTTGAATTTCTAATACTTGATCTTCAGGTTCCATCATTTGTATTTTAACAGCTTCTTCCAGAGAAATACCAAACTCATCTGCTAATGCTTCAGCACTGCCTAATCCTCTTCTCTGTCCTTTTGTAAAGAAATCTACAGTGTCGTCATCATAAACAACTAATCTTTGATTTGGGTTGTCAATAAATTGTGTAGTTAAATTTCTAAATACATTCTCATTATTGGCTAACTCTGGATTAGCTTTTATTTCTTTTAAAATATTTGGAAATGCAGTTCTTACGTATTCTCCAAGTTCAGGGTCATCACCTAAATTTTTAATTGTATTATTTATAATATTTTCTAAAACTTCTGCTTTTGTAAATCGACCTTTGCCTGCTTTTTGGTCAACTACTTTTACACTTGGTTCTGGTTTTTCTAACTCAGATAATTTATTATTAAAACCTGCAACCAATTCTTGATGAGTTTTTTCGTCAACTATTTGAGTACCTGTCTCTGTTCCTTCTCCTTTTTTTATTGAGTAATATTCTTTTGGATAATCTTTATTAAATCTATTAAACCCTTTAATTAGTTCCCTTTCCGCTTCTGCTCGTTTTGCTTTATCACTAATAGCTTTTGTAGTTTTACCTACAGCAGTAGATCCCGGTGCAATCTCATTCAGTTTATCTGCTAATGCAGATAAGATTCCTTTTCGACCTACACCCTCTGCAAAACCAATTCTACCTCCATTTGCAAAACCTTCTGGTGTATCTTTAGCTCCATACTTTTCTTTTAAAACTCTTTTCAATAAGTTTCTGTTAAAAGTTAAACCTTCTTTTTTTAATTCTTTAAAAGCATAATCAATATATGCATCAAGTCCTTCATCGACTAAAATGTTTTCAGCAACTCTACCATATAAAACATTTGCAGCTATATCTGCTCCCGCTTGACCCGCTGCTTCTTCAGCAGACTCTTGTATAAATATACTTGCAGTTGCTTTGTCATATTTCGGATTAGAAGATGAAAGTATAATATTATCTTCTGAATCTATAGAAACGTATTCATCAACTAATGATCTATCTCTTTCAGTTACTGCTCCATATTTTTTATAAACCGGTTGCATCTTTCTCTCACGTCTTTGTCTATACTGAGCCATCTCATATTTAAATGCATCTTCATCTCCAAGAGTCATAATAGATGGATCAACATTAACTGCCCCTGATTCCTGATTCATGGTACTAGTATATTCTCCCTCTTTACCCTCTTTTAACATTCCACCGGTTCGCTCTTCAACCGACATGTCAATTGGATCTGGTAATTTCTTTTGTGTAGATGTAAACGTAACATCTGGTTTTAAACTGGTAATGCCACCTGGAACTTCTGGCTGTGCACCTACCATATTTTTTACAGCAGTTTCTGCAACGTCTTCACTGACCCCTGATTCCTGCATCAGGATTTTTAGAGCATCCTCTCTTGAAGTTTTGCCGGCCTGAACTGCAGGTCTAAGTCTTTTAATAGCTTGAAAAAATTTTTCCATTAGTAATAAACCTTTTGTTTTTGAGGCAAAGGTTCATCTTCATAATCCTCAGGGTGTTGGATTAATCCGCCTTGCCTAAATCTCATCACAGCCTGAGTCATTGAGTCCACTAAATCGTCATGGTCTCCATACGGGAAAGCTGCACATTCTTCTATTACTTCTTGTGCAAACTCCATATCTTTGGGCGCCCATATTCTCCCTGACTCAAACAGCGGAGAGACACTGTTCACCCTCGTGTGCTTATCGTTGCCTTTTGAGGGTGAGAAATTTATAACAGGAATCCCAGCTTTTCGCAACTCATAAGTTAGAGGGAGCCCTGATGCCTTACTCTCGATTATAACTGTTTCCGGATTCCAGTAGCCGTATTGTTCTAATGCAACTCTTCTTAATTCAGGAAACTCGTATCTTCCTTTAACTGCATCAAGTAATATCAAAGCTTTTCCAGAATCTTCAGATGGTGTAAACACTCCCCAAGTTGTAATTGCAGAGTAATCCGCAGTTTCTTTTTTCATAAACGCAGTATCATAAGATTGTATAACATGTTCTAATGAAGGTAAATCATCCTCCCAGTTTTGCCACCATTCACGTTTAATAAGTGCTCCTTCTTCACCGGTTGGATTTTGCATGTACTGTGCATTCCATTTTGATAATGGAATTGATGCACGAACCGATTCTAAATCTTTCAAGGACCAGTATTCAGGCCACAGGGGTTCACCATCAGGCATGATTGCAGGAAACTCAATTACTTCCCATTGATCTGCTTTAGGTTCTTTTTGAGCTTTAATTAATCTTCCTGCAAGATCTTTTTCATTCCATCTTGTCATTACGATTACAATTGTTCCACCTGGTTGTAAACGCTGACGTGGACCTGATGTGTACCATTCATAAGTTCTATCTAACGCCTGTGCATTCATTGCATCTTGTTCAGTGTGTGGGTCGTCAATAATCAGGAGATCAGCACCCCTTCCAGTAATTGCAGATCCAACACCGGCTGCATAATATTCTCCACCTTGTTGTGTTTCCCATTTACCAGCAGCTTGACTATCTTCTTTTAATCTTGTTTGAAATACTTCTTTGTACTCAGGTGAATCCATAAGTTGTTTTGCTTTACGACCAAATCGTACAGAGAGTT